TCTTATGGCAGCTTCAACTTCTATACCTCTATCTGATACTTCTCAGAAAGCTTTTATCGCTTACTACAATTCTATGCAAGACTCTAATAATGCTGTGCGCTCTAATCAGCGCTCCCGCATGGAGAGCATAGATAGAGCTTACCAGCGAGAGAATGATAAGACTCAGGAACAACTGCGAGCTAAAGCTGCTAATGATGCAGGTGATCCTACCAGACTCCAGAATACCACTGTACCTGTAGTAATGCCTCAGGTAGAGACAGCGGTAACTTACCAATCAGGGGTCTTTCTAACAGGATCTCCTCTGTTCGGAGTAGTAGCTTCTCCTGAATTCGAGAATGAAGCACTACAGATGGAATCAGTAATAGAAGATGAGTCTATCCGAGGTGGCTGGGCAAGAGAGCTTATGATGTTCTTCAGAGATGGAGAGAAATATAACCTAGCTCCTATTGAAGTTTCCTGGGAGCAGGAAGTAACTTTCGCTGTGGAAACAGATCTTACTAAGTCTAAAGATCAGGGGATAGCTAAGCAGGTAATCTGGTCAGGTAATAAGATTAAACGCCTTGATCCTTATAATACTTTCTTCGACCAGCGAGTAGCTCCTACTGAAGTATATAAGAAAGGAGAGTTCGCAGGCTATACTGAATATATGCCTCGTATGGAACTTAAAACTTACATCGAAACACTACCTGATAAGATTATCGGAAACATCGCTCCTGCTTTCGAATCTGGCGGCGGAGATGCACCTAGTACCGGAGCAGACTCTAGATCTTTCTATATTCCAGATATAAATCCAGCAGTAACTGATGATGACTATAAAGGTACAGGAACTAACTGGATGTCTTGGGCAGGACTTTCCTCTATAAGAAAGAGTATTGATTACAAAGATACCTATGAAGTAACCACCTTATATTGTCGTGTCCTCCCTTCTGAGTTCGAACTTCGTGTACCTAATAGAAACATTCCTCAGATCTATAAACTTATCATTGTAAATCATGAGCACATTATCTATTGTGAGCGCCAAACTAATGCTCATAACTACCTTCCTATCTTAATTGGTCAGCCTAATGAAGATGGTTTGCGTATGCAGACTAAGTCTCTAGCTACCAATGTGCAACCATTTCAGGAAGTAGCCTCCACTCTTATGAACTCTATTACAGCCTCTCGCCGCAGAGCTATCTCTGATCGAGTCCTTTATGATCCATCTCGTATCTCCAAAGCTCACATTAACTCTGCGAATCCTTCTGCTAAGATTCCTATCCGCCCATCTGCCTATGGTAAGAATGTAGCTGATGCAGTTTACCAGTTCCCTTATCGAGAAGATCAGGCTGGTGTCTCTATGCAGCAAGTCGCTGGACTAATGGATTTTGCAGATCAGACTTCAGGCCATAACCAGGCTTCTCGTGGGCAGTTCGTAAAAGGGAACCGAACTCTTGAAGAATTTGACCAGACTATGCAGAATGCTAATGGTAGAGAGCAGACTTCTAGCATCCTCACTGAGTTCCAAGTTTTCGTACCATTGAAGCTAATCTTAAAGCTTAATATCCTCCAGTATCAAGGAGGTACTACAATATACAATCGTGATAAGAAGCAGTCTGTAGAGATAGATCCAGTAGCTTTAAGGAAAGCAGTACTTCACTTTAAGATATCTGATGGATTGATTCCTGCATCTAAACTGATAAGCTCTGAGAACTTCGGTGTAGCTTTACAGGTTCTTGGTTCCAGTCCTGAAATGGCTGCTGGCTACAACATGGCTCCCATGTTCTCCTATCTTATGAAAACTAAGGGAGCAGATCTATCACCTTTTGAGAAGTCTCCTGAGCAGCAAGCTTATGAGCAAGCATTAGGTTCATGGCAGCAGCTAGCAATGCTTGCTGTGGAGAAAGGTATAGAACCAGAGAAGCTACCTCCACAACCTCTACCTGAGCAGTATGGATACCAACCTTCTTCCCAGACTCCTACACCTAAATCTGAGCAAGAAGAAAACCCTAATAATGCACCCACCCCTGGAAACCAATAGGAAACCCCCTCATGGCTACACTAATACCTAATGACTTCTCTTCTTATAATCTAACTGAAGAAGAAGCGATACAAGGCTCTGTATTTACCACCTTACAGAAACAAGTAATTCAGAATCAGCTCTCTAATGCAGCAATAGAAAAGAATAACTTAGAGCTTGATACTAATAACCCCCTTCAATTTGCTCAGCAAGAAGCATCTTTAGCAGGACAGATAGCAGCGTTTCGCTTTCTATTAGATACATCTGCTGTGGCAGAAGAAGAACTAAACCGAGCATTAATTAACTTAGATACAGAGGATTAAACCAATGGGAATCATGAACACATTATTTGGAACTCCAGAAACTCCTGCGCCAGCTACTTCAGCAACTCCAGCTGCAGCTAAACCTACAGAGCCTGGAAATCTACCAGCGGGTGCTACACCTACAGATCCACCAGCAGGTGAGTTAGCTAAGCCTGCCGACGAAAAGCCTACTTCTCCACTTGATGCTTTCCAAGATTTGTGGCAACCTAATACTGACGCTGAGGGAAAGCCTATAGATAATTCCCCAGCAGTTCCAGCTCAGTTAGATCCAGCAGAGCTAGCTAAGGTAATAGCTAAAGCAGACTTAACTAAGTCTATTACTCCAGATGATCTAGCAGCTATTAATGCAGGTGGTGAAGAAGCTAATGCTGCATTAATAAGAGCTATGAATAGTGTAGCACAACAAACCTTAAATCAGTCTACACTAGCAACGAACACTATGATTGAAAAAGCTGTAGAAGCTGCAACTAAAGCAACAGAAGCTAGACTTGCAGAACAGATTAGAAAACAAAACCTCTCTGATAACCTCCTAGAATCAAACCCTGTCTTTTCAAATCCAGCAGTTAAACCCGTAATTGAAGCTGTACAGTCTCAGTTAGCTACTAAGTTTCCTGATGCAACTACAGCTCAATTAACTAAAATGGCTCAAGATTATGTAGTAGCTATGGGAGACTCTTTATCTCCAGCTAAGCCTGCCTCTGCAACCACAGATGTTACTAATCCTGGCGGCGAAGATTGGGGTAAGTTCTTAGGCATACAGAATCAGGGCTAAAACTTTCATTCTTATATCTTTTTCTAGGAGATTCCTATTATGTTTAAACGTATTTTACTCTCTGCAGATGGTAGACTACCACAGCCTTCACGGGCGGGTGATGGTATGCTAGCTGCTTTCAAACCCCATGCTTATGCTGCTGAAACAGATGAAACTATTACAGTAGGCGAACTGCAAGGTGGTTTAATTCATCAGGGTACTACTCTTACATCTGATGTAGTCTACACTCTTCCTACATCAGCACTGATCTTAGCTACAGAAGATGGTGCTGTTATGGATATTGGTGATAGCTTCAGCTTTGTAGTTAATAACTCACAAGCTGGTGCTTTTGATGTTGTAATTGCAGTAGGAACTGGTCAGACTAAAGTGGGTGCTAATAACACTTTATCTGTACCTCCTCAGTCTAGTCGTGTTTTCACTTTGATTAAGACTGCTGCTGCTACCTTTGATCTTTACTAAGATCGTCAGTTCTTTAACTTAAACTTACTAACTTTTAACCTATGAGGTAATTAACATGTCTACTGGTATGTTTAACACTGGCGATTTCACTACTGATCTCGCCAAACCATCATTTGCGAGTATGATCACTCGCTTGATGCCTAATGGTACTGCTCCACTGTTCGGACTAACTTCTATGTTAGGCTCAGAAACAGCAGTACAAACTGAGCATGGCTTCTTCACTAAAACTATGCTCTTCCCTGAAATGACCATGACAGCAATTGCATTAGCTGCTGCCTCTACTATGTTTGTAGCATCTACTACTAATATCTTGCCTGGCATGATTATGCGAGTAACCTCTACTGGTGAGAATGTTATAGTTAACTCTGTAGTTTCTGCTACTGAAGTAACTGTTGCTCGTGGTGTTGGTACGGTAGCTGCTGCTGATACTGCTGCTGATGATACTCTGTATCAGGTAGGTAATGCCTTTGAAGAGTCATCTACCCGTCCTAATGCACAGAACATTATCCCTGTTCGTATTACAAATCTAACACAGATCTTCCGTAATACTTGGGCTATCTCTGAATCTGCAAGAGCTACACATGTTATTGCTGGCGAAACTAACATCGCTGAAAGCAGACAAGACTGTGCAGCCTTCCATGCAGCTGACATAGAGAAAGCTATGTTCTTTGGTCAGAAGTCTGAAGGTACTCGTAATGGTCAGCCTTTCCGTACTATGGATGGATTGATCTCTACCATTGGTACTGCAAGCTACTACCCTCCTAGCTATAGTGGCTCTACCAATGTTACTACTCTTGGTGCTACTACTACTTGGACTCAGCTGGAAACTGCGTTAGATCCAGTCTTTGATCAGGCTACAGATCCTAAGGGTTCTAATGAGCGGGTAATGTTTGTAGGCGGTACTGCTAAGTTGGTTCTTAATAACATCGGTCGCTTGAATGGTACTTACCAGCTTATGGATGGTCAGACTAACTATGGTCTGCAGTTCTCTACTCTTACTACTGCTCGTGGTAAGTTCCGTCTGATTGAGCATCCTCTGTT